CTTTCCGTTTTGATGAAATAGAAATCCTTTTCCTGCTGTAAAATGCATATTCTCTTCAGTCGCTTCAAGCATGAGATTCTTTTTACTTTTCGCTGCGAAATCTGTTGCAGCAGTTAAATTCATGTATGAGTATAATGCATCTATATTTAAAGACTCTTCTGCCTTTATACTCATCTTTCCATTTTGGTCGAAGATAATACTTGCTGGAAAGTACAAATCTGTTTTACTTCCGCTTTCATATCCTCTAGTGATACCAATGCCGCCAATTTTGGGATACCTGTCAGAAAGTTGATATACTGCTACCGCTCCCTGTGAAGCAGTTACATCATTATCTCCGCCTAAAAAGAGAGTAGGCTGCATTTCTTTTCTCGAGTTTGTATAATATCCTAAAAACATACGGGTAATGTCTGACTCAAACAAACGTATAAATTGTTTTGATATACTTACGTAATTTTTTGTATCAGACGTTCTTAAAGTAGCACCGTTTATTTCTCCACCTTTTATTAAATTCCCATTCATTGTTCCAGCAGTAATAAAATCAGCAACAATACGTCCATCCATTGTCATCGCAAGTCCATACGGGCCATTGATTCCAGTATTTGAATACCCTAAACCATTAATATTCCATTGCCAAACCTTCGAAGCAGTCATTTCATCTTTTGTATCCATAATCAAAATTCTGTCTGGATGTATGCGAACATGACCACCAAAACCGCTATTAATTAAATTGGTTGCATGCTCTTTTGCTGCATCTAAAATATCGTATGGCATGTTTGATAGATCATTTTGCATTTGATCTACTTTACTAGCTATATCAGTAAACGATGCTTTATAATTACCTAGAGTAATATTTTTATATTCTTTTTTAATCGGATCATATTTGTAGGATACAAGTTTAGCTTTTATATCAATGCCATCCTCAGGATATTTAACAGTAACTGTATCCCCCATCCACACACGTTGTAATACTGCATAATCTTTATATTCCTCAGTTTGTGATAACTCTTGAAATTCCACCTTATATGTCGCCTTTGGTTGGTCTACATGCTGTATATCGAACATCTCTTTAGATGCCTGACGTAAAAGTTTATATGCTTCTTCCAATGGTACAGCATCATCATCCTTCGCATTCTCACCAACTGCCGCTTTAATATGAGAAAACTCAATAACAGCTATCTTAGGATGTGGATATTTATTAATAAGAGGGCTGTCCACATATTTCTCTGGTAAAAGTAACCCATCAAAACCCTTAGGCATAATACGAGTAACAGGGCTTTTCCAATCAACATTTCCTTCATATCCAAGTAAATCTTTTTTATGACGAATAATAACGCCACGATCCATTCCACGATTCTTTAACATTTTTACATCGAAATTATCTCGTTTTAATTCACCGCCCCAACGATTGATAAAAGCATTGTCTTGACTATTATCTAAAATCGCTTCTACTGGATTTTTCCTTACAATACGTGCGCTTGCAATGCTTGGTATATCTGAATAAAAAGTAAAAGGATGCTTGTATTGGCATCCTACTGATAGACGGTTCATTGCTCCATTTCCATTTGTAGTCTGTATAAATATATCTTCAATTAAGTTCTCGGTTAAATCATAAAAAATATGATAGCATTGTGCTGTTATTTTCCCCATGCTGACAGTTGGTGTAGCAATCCTAAATAATTGGTTACCGTCAGGTGTAGGTGCTTTAACCACACACATTCCCTCTATTTCTAATCCATGAGGAGCAAAAAGTGGATACGAGAATGTGAATGAATATAAGCCATTGAGTATCTCTTCAATTTCAGCTTCATAGATATTTGCATTTAGTACACCAAGTCCATTATGTGTAAAATCTGTCTCATTTGGTTTATAAAGTGTAATCATATATATCTCCACCTAGGTCTAATTGCTATAGATTCAACTGTCCCTGACCACCCAATCTTATTACTTCCAACTTGGAATTTTGGAAATTCCCCAATCATTTTGTGATTGAATGGCACCGTTCCTACATAAGCTTCTAAAATTTCGGAATCAATCACTACAGGACTAGTAATATCTTTAATCTGAAATGTGCTATCATTGATAGTTATATTTATAGTTCCTTTTGCAACAATCCACATCCTTGGCTCTGATTCTTCTGTACCAGGATTAAATATTAATCCTGGTACAGAAATTGTAAAACTTTCTTCCTCTGCATATTCAAAGGGATCCAGTGTGAAATTAACTTCAAATTCTCCATACTCTTCAATTTCATTTGCAATATCACCTATTTCTACATTCTTTATTTTTCGATAAACAACATCATCAGTGAAATACAGTATTTTCGCATTTAAAAGCCATGGTTTTGCACGACGAATTAATGGTTTTATATTTTCCTTTTCCAGCACGTTAAACTTCAATGTAAAAGGGACGTCTTCATACGCCCCTTTCTTCGTGAGTGCACCGTGTCTTCCTGGCACTTCTATATACTCTATTTTTCGTTTTGCAGTCGGAATAACGGGACGATCTACCATATAAATTCCATAACTACTTGCCAATTCATTATCGATTACCATGTCAAGCAAATGAATTCCTCCCAATCCCAACATTCAAATTACGTCCACGTTGTGCCATTATGTTATCAACTTGTTCTGTTATAAGTTTTATGTCATTATCATTTCTCACAGTATTGTAAATATTAACCTCAGTTGGACGATTTGACATAGTTGCAGCAATCCCTTCTCCAATTTCACCTAAGGTTTTCTTATTCAGTGGAAGAACTGCTTCTCGTCCTGCTTCACCAGCACCTTGCAAACGTCCATTATTCATGCCGAAAATAGTTGGTCTAGTAAAAATACCACCTTTAGCACGCCAATCCACATTGATTCCTGACGGATAAGTAATTTCTTTACCTAAAATAGACTTTGTACTAGTTTGTAAGCTGAAATGAGGTAATTTAGGCATTTGTGGTGTTGGGATTTTTAATTTTAAATCGCTGAAAAATCCCTTGATTTTATCAATCCAACCTTTCACTGTTTCTACGGCTGACTTTATCGGATCAACTATATAACTTTTAGCAGCATCGAATTTTTCTTTGGCTGCATTTTTCACTGAATCAAACTTATCCCTAGCAGTATTGTACAAATCTGAAACTCTATCTCTTACACTGTTATACGCTGAAACAATTGGATCAATAATATATTGCTTCACTAAATTCCAGGCTGAAAGTGTATAGGATTTAATAGTTTCCCATTTTTGAAGTATCCAATTACCTAAATCACCTAATTTTTCCTTACACCAGTTATAGGCAGCTGTTATTGGATCAATAATGTATTTACTTATAGCAGCCCAAGCAATTTGTGTAGCAGCTGAAATAAGTAGCCATCCTGCTTCAAGAGTGGTTTTTATTAACGAAATAATGGGATCTAAAACGGTAAGAATCGTATTCCAAGTATCTTGCCAGGCTTGCGTCAATGTTCCCCATAATTGCGATGCTGTTTCGACAAGAGAAGACCACCAAGAAGATGCTGTTTCGACAATTCCAGACCATAAATCACTAAAAAATTGAGAAACCGGATCAAAAAATTCATGTACCATTTCCATAAATGACGACCAGGCTCCGGAGAAATACGCAACTGTGGAAGACCATCCATCGCTACAGGCTTGAACTAAACCAGACCACAATTCACCAAACCAAGATGAAAATTGTGACCATTTTTCAGAAAGCCAATCGGTTATTGCACCCCAATTTTGTATCACCGCTATAACGCCAGCTATTACAGCTGCAACTCCTGCAATGACAAGCATTACTATTCCTATGGTTGTACCAAGTACTGTGCATGACACAACTACAGCAGCAATAATAGGTGCTAAAGTTCCAACTACAGCAATTAGCCCTAGTAAAATAAACGTAAAATTCTGCACTGGTTCTGGTAATTTTGAAAACCAATCCATTACTGATTTAATCCCTTCAACTAATGGTGGTAAAACAGTTTTAGCTAACTCAGCGAGTTGCTTTCCAAGCGGTTCAAATGCTGCTTGTGTTTCTCTTAACGCTTTTTGAAACTGTTGACCAAGGGATTCTTCTTGGAGTTTTTTCATTTCTTCCATAGCGCCTTTACTTTTACCTATACCACCATTTAGATCATTAAGACTTAATACAGCCTTTGCGCCCATATCTTCGAATTTTGTTCCCATAAGAGCAACGCCAATTTGATTCGCTTTCACTTTGTCGTCCATGTTTTTCAAATCACCAGTAACAGCTTTAAACACATCAGCTGCGGTTGCTTTTCCTGCGTTAAAACTTGCCCAAACATCTTGTGTTTCTTGGGATAACTCACCAAATCCTTCAGCAACGCCCTTAGAACCATCTTGCACACGAATCCCAAATTCTTTTATAAGGTCATTAATATAATCAAGATTATACGAACCATCACGAGTACCATTTGCTAGAATATTAAACATTTCATCAGCGGTAAAACCCGCTTGTTTAAACAACGGTGCGTATTCTGAAAGGTTATCAAACAATTCATCTGAATAGTTAAGACCTTCTTGAGCACCTGCAGCAAGTAAATCAAATGTTTCTTGTGTTGATAAACCGAATTGACTCATTAATTGCCCAGCGCCACGAGTCGCTTCATTCAAGTCCACATCGTAGACCTTAGCTAGTGTTAAAACATCCTCTGATGCCGTTTGCAGTTCTTCGTTTGGAACATCTCTCATATTTTGAAAGACTTTAATAAGTGCCTGGTCAACCTCTTCAAGATTTTCACCAAATCCCTTTTTCCATGTATCCACAGCTATCTTTTGAAGGTTTTCTGCACCTTTAGATGTTAATCCTAAAGAAGACTGGATTTTCCTTTGAGAACTATCAAAATCTATTGCTATACCTACAGCACCTTTACCAAGTTCAATCAATTTTTCTGACATTCCTTGCAATACTTCAGTAGCTTCCATAAGATTGTTTAGGTCTAGTTTCTTGCCAAGTTCAGCCATACCATCTGCAGCTTGATCTCCACTTTGTCCAACATCTTGAAGTGAATTTTCAAATTGCTTCAATGTAGTTTTAGCTTGATTTAACTTCGCTTCAAGCTGTTGAACTTCTACAGAATTTTCACCATATACACGTTTAGCTGCAGTTAATTGACGTTCTAAGTTGTCAACTACCCTATTGGTCAATTCCATTTGCTGACCTAATTGTCTTTGAGCTAATTCTAATTTATCTGCCGCACTAGCATTTGAGCCTAATTCCGCTTGTTGTAATTTAAAAGAACTTGTTAAATTCTTTTGTTCAGCTTCAAGTCTCTTTGTGTTCTCTTGTAACTTGCCCATATCTTCTCGTGCTTCCCTAGCCTCAATACCCTGCTGTGATAGACCTTCTGTAACTCTTTTCATTGCATTACCTAAAGAAGTTTCAGCACGTTCTGCATCAAGTAGCTTTCCGTACATTTTATTAAGCTGTTCAGCTGTAGTATTGGTATTCCTGGACATCGCTTCATATTCAGCACGCAACATTGCTGTTCTCTTTTTTGCTGCTTCCATTTGAATCTCAAGTTTTTTCTTTTCGGCCCGAAGTTTATCTGTCATAGTAGCATCTTGACCCATTGCCGCAATATGATTTTTATATTCTTTTGCTGCATTGTTCATAACCATATTGATTTGTTTTAGCGTGTTAGCATATTGGACTTGCCCATCCATCTTAAAATTAAGAACAACGTTTCTTTCTTTATTTCCTCCTGGCATTTTCTCACCTCACTTATCTAAATGGAGTCTGATCTAATGTGTAGATTTGTTTTGGCTTCACTTCATTCAGTGCATCAGGATTTGTGTATCGAAGATGCATGATGAATTGCTTCAGAAAATGATTAGGGGTGATTTTCCAAAAGTCGTCCATACTTAAACCAAGCAGCGTATTACCAACATAAAAGTAAAAATCCCAATCCAATTCGGACTGAGATTCTTCATTTTTAGTCAGTATGTTTTTTACTTTTTTTCTTGCTTCAACTTCTCCATATCAGAATGTTGGAAGTTTTGACCGTTAAAAATTTCAAATACAACTTGGAAAATACCAGGTACATCATAAAGTGGTATAGCGTTTTTAATTTCAGTTGGAGTACAATCTGTTCCACCACTTCGCACCATTGCATAAATTAAAGAACGCATCAACTTAGCTTCATGTTCTCCTAAACTGAATTCTCCTTTTGCCACCATTTCATTCATTTCTTTTTCGAACTCATGATATGGTTTCCCATAAGATTCTTCCACATAAGGGAATGATTCAAATGTAAAAATAACCGGGATTTCAACACCCTGTATTTTAATTTTACTAAGATTGATTTCAACATTAACTAAATCACTTAAACGTGCCATAATATCGCTCCTTATTGTCCTGTAGTTCCACCAAGCGTTGCTAATTGAGATTCATCACAAATAACTTGCTTCAAGAAATCTTCCGCCTTGATACCTGTTGCAGTAGCATCACCTGTATCTAATTCAGCCATTGTCACATCATTGTACAGTAGCGGATCAGCTGTAATTTTATATGCAATATCATCCACGGTCATTTCTTCATTTTGTGTTTTCCAAGATTCTTCAATAGGAGCAACCGTACACTTTGGATACCAACGTAAAACCTTAGTTCCATCGTTTAATGGAAAGACAACACCAGTTGCAAATTTAGGAAATTCTTTTGCTTTTGCAGTCTCAAAAGAAACACCTTTTTTACGTGTTTTAGCAAACATTTTATCTTTTACTTCACGGTTTAAACCAGCTAGGTTAAATGCTAACTCAAACGCTGTGTTTTTTTGGATATTAATAATTTTTTTATTTGACGCCCATTTAACAAAGTTTGAAGACGTAGTGGAAATTGTTAAATCAGAAATATTTGTTTGTCCATAAACAGTATCCTCATAAGTTGGTAATGTACTTGTTGTTTCATCACCTTTCATCATACAGATAAATAAGTCTTCAATACCGACAGTATATTGAATTTCTTTATTTTCAATTGTCATTTATATCATCCTCACATTCTATCAATTATTCTTTGGGCCAGTATGTCTGCTATCTTGTCGCCCTCTGCATCAAAGGTATTCTGTACAAAGTGTTTTCCTTTCACACGTCCTTTGCCATTTACTTTTTTATGGCCATTTTCGTATAGGTACCAATACCAAGCTTCATCTTCAAATTCCACAGATACAAGATCATTTTTCACAACAACCTTCAAACTTTCCTTCAAATGTGTTTGCTTGTTCTTATTAGACAGTTTAATTTTTGGTTTTAACTTGCTCACAAAGTAGTCAGCTGCTTCTTCTAAAAACTGCTTTTCTACTTGTTTATTAACCCTAAGTAATGTATTGATATCTTCCAAAGCATCAGCAAAACCATTATTATTAGATGCCATTATTGAATGCACCTCACATACGTTATAAACTGTGTGATAGTGTCATCATTTTCGTCATAAGGCATTCCTTCGAACTGAGTATAAGAAACACCAGCATCATTAAAAACAGCCTTTAACGGCTCATAATCTGCTTCAGTACCATTTGTAATAACTGCAACTTGATATAAAGGCATTGACTTTAAAACCTTATTAGAAGCCCTCTTATGCTGTTCATTCACAAATTCATACACAATATAAGGGTAATCTGTATTAGTAGGAGCACTATCACGGGAAACTGGAATACCAGATTTCTTCATAAGGCTTCGCAACTGCTCAAAATTAATTTGCATATGACAGTGACACCTCCATCAATCGGTCTTCTTCACGTACATAAATACGTTCAATATCGTAAATACGACCACCAACTTTTACACGGTAATCCTTTTGATTGTTTTCAATCTCTCGATCAATACGAACTTCAATTTTCTTTACAATTTCATTCGTATCTTTCGTTGTAAATTTATCAGTGGCCGTAACTCCAATATTGTTATAACGAATTTTTCGTTCTAAAGGATATCCCATAACAATACGGTCTGTTTCTGGATCAATGGTCTCCCCTAATTTGAGTAAATCACCCATCCATTTAAGTTTATTCGTCTTTCTCTTCGGCATCATAGACCTCCTGGACAAAGAACGGTGTTAAAGCATCTAAAGCCTGTTCTAATTCTTTTTCTGATACACGATATTCATAAAAAATACCTGCACACATAATGACCAGGTATTTTACTTCTCTTCCACATGCTTTTTTTACATAGCGTTGACCTTGCTCAATATAAAAAGAGAGCAAAGAATCATCCATGCCCTCTTCCCAATGAATATGAGATTTTAATTTCTCAATTAAATCATCCATATTAAGCTCCAGTAGAAGCTTCTAAAACATACTTGTAAACTGGCACTTCAAATGGGGAATAAATTAATTGAGCATCTAATAGATTCCAAATACGGAAACCTACACGGTTTGTACGTGAGAATAGCTCAACTAGCTTTTGCACTTCTAATGAGCCGATAACATCTTGAATATAGAATTTAGAGAAGTCACCAAAGTAGAACACTGGTGTATCTGGCGCGCCAGTAATATCAATCGCATCTTCTTCCTCAACAGGGAATCCTAATAATGTATAACCAATTCCACCTTCTGCTTGATTAAATGGACGGAGTAATGGGAAACCATCATCTGTTTTCATTGTTTCAATTTTTGTTAGTGCTGCTGTATTTAATACCCATCGTGCTTTTTTACGTACTTCTTTAACAGGTGTATTTTTCATTTTTACTAATGCATCATAAAGATTTTTTTCATCCGTTTTAAATTCAGCGGCTTTCTTTGCTAATGCACCATCATTGATATTATTAGCTTCATCGCCGTTAACCATATATTGAGTTTCTTTACGAACATAAGCCTTTTTCAGCTCATCCATAACAATTTGTTCAATCGGTAAACCTGTACGTGCCAATAATTTTTTCGTTACTGTAGCAAGCGCATCAAATTCCGTTGGTGATAATTCGATTTCATCGAATTCGATATCTGTTTCCGGAATTTCATTATTTGTTCGCTCATTTTTATGCCCTTGTGCTTCTGCCTTTTTAACTAAAACAGGATACTTAATATTTTCCTTTGTTTTTACTCCTGTTCCTAATCGGCGTAAGAAGTTTTCTTCTTGAGCATACGTAATAATTTCTTTACTTAAGAAATCTGGAATCGTAACAGAACCATTACCAGTAACTAAGCCTAATGCACGAGCTTCCTTCTCATCAATATTACCCACAATATAATTAGCAAACGCTGAACGAGTTTCCTTCTCATCAATATTACCCACAATATAATTAGCAAACGCTGAACGAGTTTCCGTTTCTTTGTTTTTAGTAGATTTATGACCTTTAGTAGAAAGGCCCGTTCCAATAGATGCCATAATTGCTGAACGTTGTTCTTCTGACAGTTCAGTTTTTGTATTGGGATTTTCCTCTTTTTGATCAGGATTTTCTTTTTTCTCATCTTTCTCTTTACCTGGATCTTCTTCTTTTTCGTCTGCTTCTAATTTTGCTAATTCATCAGCAAGAGTTTGCGCTTCTTTTGTTAATGCTTCTACTTCAGCTTTAACAGCTGCCAATTCTTCTGATCGTACTTCATTTTTTTCTACTTTCCCTTGCAATTCTTCCAAACGGGCTTTATTTCGAGCTTGAGATGCTTTTAAGATTTCTTTTAAATTCATGTTAATTTTCCTCCAAGACTTTTTTTATTTGTTTAATAATATTGCTTCTTTCTTCTGTATCATCTTCCACAACTGTTTTTACAGCTACTTCTGTACTTCTCATTTCAATCATGGTTGCATTTTCGCCCCTGGTTTCAATAGAAGTAGCAACATAAGCTGGTGTCATATCCAAAATAGAAACTTCTAAAAGCTCTAATTCTTCAATAGATCGTTTTTGAACACCAGATTCACCCTCTTCCCATGAATCTTTTTCAGAAACAAAGCCAAATGACCAACCACGTAATTCTTTATTCCTTGCTTTCTCAATCACTTTTTCATCTGTAACTGTAGCAATGGCTCTTAAACCAATATTGTCTTCATATAATTCCAGATTTCCATTTTCAATAGAGCCAAGCTTTCTATTTTTATCGTGGTTAAAAAGCAAGTCCACATTCTTTGCTTTCTTTAACGCTTTTTCAAACGTCTTAGGTACAATTCTCTCTTTGAAATATCCCCTTGGAGAAGGCAACATTCGACTTTCTCTATCCACAACATTTACATAACCATCAAGTATGACTTGATTCCCTCGGACCTCAATTTTCATTCTCTTCACCCCCTCCCAATGAAGCATCTGTTACTTCTTTCTTTCCGATTTCAGTTAAATCATTTGAAATATAAATCGCTTGTGATTCCTTTGTATTTTGTTTAGGGAATCCAAGCATATCCGCAACATTGTCAGGTGAAGTAATTGCTGTACGTACAAGGTTGTAACCAATATTTGTCTTGTTGCTATAAGTAACAAAATCAAGAATATTAATCTTGAATTTAATTCGTTTTCCCGAATTTTGACCATAAAAAAGAAGACTCAAATGGTCTTCAAAATTTTTCATTATTGGTCTCACTGCTTTGTTGTGTATATACATCATTGCTTTTTCAATATCTTCTTTGATTAGCTCTGTGTATGTATCCACATTTATACCTAAAAACTTACCTAAATCCTTTTTATATACATTTAGATATGCCAAGGTCTTTTCGTCGTCTAACGGGCTTTTAAGCGTGTCAATTGAGTACCCTTTTCCAAGAGGAATCATTTTTACAGACCTTGATTCATCGATTGATTCCAGTTGGTCTAAAATTGCATTGATTAACTTTGACTGCGCACCATTCTGTGGATTAATATGGGCATCCAAATTTAACAAGAATGCTAATAAACCACCCTTTTTATATTTGTCAGTTAAAGTTTTCTCAGCTGACATAACGCCCTCGAGTGTATCTCTTCCTAAATCAAGAATACCTTTTCCTCTTAAATGATCTGCACCAATATTTTTCACATGACGAATCATAAACGGAGGGATTTCTTCCCCACCGATGTTAAAATGTTCTACTAAATTATCATCTAACTCTGTAAAAACACTTGAAGCTAAATGTATTTGAGTGCCATTTAATATAGGGAACGTTTCTCCCTCGAGCAAATAGGTATTTGTCATTAACTTAATAAATTCAGATTGCGTTAGATAATCATTAGGATTCTTTAAAATACGAAGTGCAATGTCATCTTTAATTTCATTCCCAAATTCATCTTCCACAACAATATCAGCCAATAACATTTGATTGCTAATATCTTGTAACAATTCATAAACATCACTAGATTCCAAGATATTTGAATCCGTAACATATACGCCACCGTAACGAATACTTTTTCCTAAAACATCATCAAGATAGCCGCGCTTTTCTAGCTTTCGATACAAATAATTTGAAAACCTATCCCTTAAACCCAATTTCTCACCGCCTTTCAATTAACGAACGTTTCCGGATCCGTTAAAGTAACTTTGTTCGTATTTTAAATTTAAGCTTTGCTATGCATGTTAGACAATTATGCATGGACAATTTCCCAAAAAATATACAGCTAAATATAATATTGTGGAAAACAAGATTAAGATAAGGAGTGATTGTCTTTGTATCGTCAGTATTGTTATAAAGTCCCTTATACCTATGCCCAATGTATGGCGGATTGCACACCTGGAGATCCAGGTTTCGATTATGAATGTCGGCCTATATGTTGGCAGTATAAAACAAGACCTTGGTATCTACAATGTACAAGACCTACGGCATATACACCTTATGGCATGAGTCAAGCAGCACCTTACATTCCACAGCCGAATTATTATCCATATTCCTATTTTCCTATGCAACCTTCTTTTCACTGCCCTCCTGATTCTATAAAATGGTGGGTATGCGACGATGGGCCTACCAATTGTCATTGGGAATGCCTTCCAACTTAGTGATTGAGTATTTTCTGAGGGCCAATCAAACACGGCCCTTATCGCTATGAGTCTACAGTTTAATAATAAAAATCCAACTTTGAAATCTGACACCTTTTTATGGCGATATCAGGGCTATTGCGATTAGCTTGAGTTCACGATGATAACAAACTAAAGGACCCAAAATAGTCCTTTTGGTAATTCCTCATTGGTTTAGCTCTTGGACTCAAGTGTGGAAAGACGTTCCTCGAGTTTAGCTAATTTCGCATATAACTCAGCATTTTCAGCCTGGAGTTTTTCATTTAACCCTTGAATAGCAGCTAAAGCTACACCTTGTATATCTACGCTTGAAATATGTTTATTATCATCTCCATTTAGTCCAAAAGTGGCTTGGAAATCCTGAGCAGTTGGGCCAATGTGACATATCTCATTTGAATCTGCTATATAATTCCAAGATTGGATTGGCATATTCACTAGGTTATTAAGAATTTCAAGTGTATTAACATTTAAAAAATTTTCTTTTTCATTTTTGTCACTTGTAAGTGTTATTCCTCGAACTTGAACGTCACCATTATTTAGAACTCTAAAAACTTCAGCATTTCTATTATCTCTTCCAATAATAATATTTCCGGTTCCCCATTGGTTAACAATTAAGGCTGATACGTCTCTACCTCGAGTCGTAGCGATAAGAGCGGTATTCTTCTTACTCTCGGCAGATACGCCCACGCCGGCATCACTAATTCCATATATACCTGTTCCACTTTGACTTCCCCCGACCACACCTATACCACTTGTACTTAACCCAGTTGCACCCGTACTCGTTTCACTACGGCCCGACGTACCCCATCCATTTATACTTTGCCCATATACACCTGTACCACCATCGGTATTATTACCAAACACTGCAGGAATATTTTGAGTATTAGAGTCACCCACTAAGTTAGGCATTTGTATTCCTCCTTAAGTGTCATTTCAATTAACTAGATATCGGTAAAAGCTTTACGTTACAAATATATTTTGAATGTTGTATTTAAGAACTCAAAATCCAATGTGTGCCTTGTTTATTCTCAGATCACATAATAGTTTAATAACAAAATCAACACTGTTAACAGCGCCTATTTTCAAAATACTAGTGGTCAAAAGATTATTATTCATGTTTCACCTATAAATTTCACTAATTAAATCATCTATCCCCTCTTCTGTTATGCTATCCATGACCATCATCGTTTCTTTATGAGCACATAAAAAAGCAACAAATCCATCAATCTTCTTTTTGGACTGTCGCTTACTTGGTGCTTTCATTCCATTGATATTTGTTACAACAACAACATTAAGAGCGCAATAAACAAACAAAGGATTATCGGTCATTATACGTTTTTCATAAATGAGTATTTCTGAATCATCCATCATCGCATTCATAACATTAGGGTACTGACCTACAGAAATGCATTCAAGACCAAGATTCTCAAGTTTTTCAATTAACTTTTGAGACATCGCTGGATCATAGTTTATTTGTTGTACATCATACAAATTTAAGCATTCCACAATATAATCCATAACCTGGTCTTGGTTTATCATCTTGCCATCACAAAAAGTAACAAAGCCACGTTCAACCATATCAGTATACGGAACGTTATCTTCTTTTTCACGATGTTCAATATCTTCATTAGGCACAAAATACATTTGTTTAACTTTTATAATAGACTTTCCATCTTCGGTATAACCAGCGTTTGGGAAATTCAGGCTCACACATGTTAAATCGGTTGTTTTTGATAAGTCTAAACCGATATAGCAAGTTTCACCTGTTAAATCGCCCAGGTCTTCCACAAGAACATGTTCAACTTGTCCTTGCTCAAAGAAGTTTTCAGCCCCATTTACGAATACATTCAAATGTTTAGAAAGGAATTCGGCTTTTTTATGTGCTGAACGTGATGCGGAAATGAATTCTGTTTCAAGTGCACTCATCGTTACAGACACACCAATATTCGGATTAACCATCGCCCAAACATTACGGTCTGTCCAGTCATAATTTTTATTCGGCTCATAAATCATGACAAAACTTGAATCATTATCATCACGTTTTAATACTTCTTTTGCTTCACGATATACTCGCATACCAACCGATGAAGAACCTTTACCAGCCGTACTGATATTAAACATAATCGGCTCAGCACGAGAAACTTGTGCTGATTTAAAGTTATCGTACTGATCCATATTTTCTTGAGCATGAAGCTCATCATTTAGAATGAAGTGTGGATTGGAACCTTCAATGGATTGAATGTTTTTACTCATTACAATGAATTGGTTCTGATAAGCTAAATCATCACGAATATAATCATATGTCACACTGGAAATTGTACCTTTGGGCCCTTTATAAATGTGTGAGCACTCCATTAATACATCATGGTTCATAATTGTTGCTGCAAATGGTTTCGCTGCATATTGCGCCTGGTTAAAGTCACTTGCACAACAATAACAATCGGCACTGAGTACCCCTTCACCGTACATCGCATAACCTAGGGCACCAACACCGATTAAAGTTTTACCGTTTTTCTTTGGAACTTGTACATATGTTTCACGAATTACACGAACAATCTTCCCTTTTTCATTCTTATGAAGCCAACCATAAACATTTGAATAGAGAAACTTCTCCCAATCTTCCAGGATAAAAGGTTGTCCAGCTAGATCACCTTTAGTATGACGGACAAACGTTTCAACCCAATCCATCATTTCATTTGCTCGATCCACATCGAACCAAATATCTTTACGCTTTTTCCATTTATAATAACGCTCTACCATTGCTTTGATAGTATCGGGATATTTTTTAGGATTCTTTCTTACTTTCTTCGCATAAATATCTGCATAATTAACGCCACGTTCAATCATTTTGCACCACGCCATTTTGCACGATGTTTATCTAATTCACTAACCTTTGCTGTAGGTTTTTCCACCTCTTCATTTTTTCCAACAGTAGAACCACCAGTGACATATTTACCTGGTTTAGCCTTATTAGTAAGTCCCAATAAGTCCAATGCCTTTGTTTTTTTATCAGCCCAAGTTTCTACTTGCTGCGCCAATGGATGTTTTGAATTATTTGTGGCTCCTGCTTTATTGGTGTGACGCTGAGTAGGCGGAAATCCTTTCTCTTTCCATTCAATAAACATCGTCATATAAACTTCGAAAATATCTAAATACGATTCAATTAATGGATCTAAAGTAAGGGTGTAAATATCTGCATCCCTCATAATCTTTAAAATACGATTTTTTTCAGCTTCGACTTTTTGATCAATGACCATTTGTCGCTCTTTTTTTGTAGCCAACATTTACACCCCCCTTTATTTTTTAAAAATCTTGTCTAACGATAGAAATGCCCCCTACGCTACCTATCCTTCCCAAAGTGGAAATTTTATTTTTTGATAGGGGGGATTTCAAAATAACTTGGAAAAACCTTTTTCGATTTATCTTCATTTTCTTCTTTGATATGACATTTTGGACAAAGTAGCATTAAGTTATTTAATTCTAATTTAAGGGTTTCATCTTGTTTAATTGGTATGATGTGATGAACATGAGCACTCCGACCAAAGACGAGCCTTCCACATCGTTGACAGTACCCTTTCTCTCTTTCATATACTTGAGACCTGACATACCTCCATTGGTCTGTTCTGTAGAAAGGCTTATTCTCGTGATGGTAAATGTTCTTCTTATCTTTCTTCTTTCTTGGTTTGTTGCGCTTATGTTCTTCACAGTAACATCCCTTACTTATCTTGTTATGGCATCCGTTAAAGTCACAGTACTTCATGATAATAAAGCAATGATGTCATCTTTCTTTGTAACATCTTTAGGAATCTCAACGTTAATCGATGCAGCATAATCACGTAACTCTTTCACAGTCATATCATCCAAAGATGGTTTATCAACTTTAACGTCAACCACTTTTTCATCAGCAAACTTAACCATGCTCTTAGGATCCTTAGTTACTTCGAATCCTGGTTCCTTACCTGTAGGAACAAATAAACTTTTCTTTTCTTTTGTATCCCAATACTCGGTACCAGATACAGTCTTTCTAATTTCTACAATCATATATCATACCACCTATGTAATTTGTACATAATAAAAACCACTACCTCTAAGGCAGTGATTAATATAGAGCTTCATCATATAATCTCGATTTAAAAACTTCTTTTTCTAATCCATACTTATTACAAATAGCCCTCACCAAATTCTCAAACCATTTAGCCGATTTTGGGGAAACATAAATTTTCTCAATTAAACATTTAATATCACATTGTATTGATAAACCCATATCATCAGGCAAATTAATATTTTCTGTTTCTGGTTTATTGTTATTGAAAAAACGATTGTTTAAATCATGTATAAACCTAAGTTCCTTCTCATGTTCAAACGATTTTCTTTTATGCATATACTGTGAATATTCATCATCAAAATTCGGATCATCATTTTGATAATCTAAGTATGTAATTTTCCCCATATATATTTTCTCTTTTGTTTCTTCTACACTTTTTTTAAAACTTGATACTGTAGACTGAATGGCAACTCCATCAGAACTATTTAAGTACAAATCCCACATTGCAGCAGATTCATGTTCATTGATATGCCAACAATTCACCACAATAGATTCTCTATGCTCCCTATATAGTTTTTTATTTTTCTCATTTGTCTCTTGCCAATATCTATCAGGCTTAAAAATTTCATCCTGTATTTTCTTAGGTAAAACCCCTTCAAATTTATCAGGAAACTTATTGGATCTTACAAAATATAGCGACTCATTTTCTAGTAAACTAACAAATTTTTCAAAGCTCATGTAACGCCATATTTTCGTATCATCACTTGTTGTTACAATACTTCTATTCGTTTCAAGAACACCCATTCCAATTCTCTCCTCAATCTAAATTAGTAGACAACTTAACACTCTAATTTTATCATGGAATACCCATATATTTATTCCATCTTTTCCAAATAAGATATTCCACTAATTAATGACTAAAAGAATTTTATATGTTATGTAAATACTAAAAGAGCAACCATGCATCAGTTGCCCTTTCATCAAAATCTTATCTTCATTTATCAATCTAATTCCTTAACTTCCTTCGCTTTGAGGAATTGATTCATGATTAGCAAACCAACTATCAATCCTGTTCCACATCCAAGAAAGTAACTAAACCAACTCATCCAATCACTTCCTCTCCAAAATAAAAAGCATCCGAATGGATGCTTAGATTAAACTTATTCATTATTACTTTCTCTACTTTCATCATTATCTGATTTCGGGTCTAACAAGCTTCCTATATTAGGCGGCATAGTTAACTCTATACCAGCTACTGGCTGATTATCCTCATTAAAATAATACTTCTTCACCTTATTCAATTCTTCATTTTTCTTATTTCCACTCATATTACCCCGCCTTTTATGTATGATATTAAAACACTTTACTTAATATTTACATTGAGAAAGATAATATACTATTTTTTCAACTCTCACACGAATTATATAATTTTTGCATAATAAAAAGCACTCCCAAAGGAATGCTCTCATATCGATTTGCTAATAAATAATTTTAATAGGCATTTCAGGAGTGCTTAAATTTTTATAAAATTTTATTAAGTCACTTCTACTTAATGCTTTAGCCATATTATTTTTAAATATATCAACGTCAGTGTATGGAGCTACATTAATGTAATCCATTCCCTCATCACGCGCATACTCCTGAAGTTTTCTAATATAAAAAGTAGCTATTCCTTTGTTTCTCAACGAATCATCAATAACATATAATAATTGTAATGTGATTGATTTTTCATTTGTTCTCCTTAGTTTCATCATTAGAGGAGAAATTTTATGAAAGTCCATAGAAAACAAGGGCTTATTATTTATTTTATTATAAAGACAAAACTTCACACCTCCATCATCACCAAAGTATCTTTGTTCATGTCCATTAACAATTCTTTGACCATTAAACTGATACTCAATATCGCCTTCTTGTTCTTTAAGGGCATCCGGCAAGCCCCATCCTCTAATTAATGTTTCCATGTTCTTATTCATTTCTTGAATCAAGATATCACTCCTTCATTACTATTACTCAATAAAAGCACTCCATAAGGAATGCTTTAATACTTAACTATTAAACTTTATAATCCTAACTTTTCACCAAATGCCTCACGGAGATAACTTTCTAAAATCTCAGTCGTGAATTTTTCATTACGACCTAAAGCAAACAATTCTCCATTTTGGACAATGATTGTATCAAGAGAACTAATCTCACCATCAATAATTTTCTCGATAGCAATTGTATTGTTTTCAGTTTTCACTTCTGTTTTAAATGTTATATTACCTATAGTCACCTCGGTACGATGTAATCCAACAACAAATTTATAACCTTGGTCTTGAACCGTTCCAATACGCTTCTTTATTGGATTCAGATAATCAGAAATGATTCTATTATGTTGATCTTTAATTATCTGTTCGTCTAAATCTTCACCTAAAAATTTTTTCGCTTTTTCTGCAAATTCAGTTTGAAAACTCATGTTCTCAGCATCCTTTCTACAATCAATATTGGAATTATAAACCAGTATAATTGTAGCATAAGTAGAACGTAGATTCCCATTAAAAACTATTAAAAAGAGCAACCGTACACCAGTTGCCCTTTCGTTGAAATCTTATGTTATTACTATAATTCATTTTTTCAAGAGTTTGTATAATGATTACTTACCTTAAGGAAATGTTAAGTTCTATTTGAGTACTCAACCTTATCTCGCATAGCAGCATGTTTGTTATAAATATACTGTGAACTGTAGTTAAGTTCTTCGGCAATCTTTTCTAATGTCATGCCTTCCACATACTTTAGATATGCAATTTTATGTTCCAATCCTTTGAATGTATTAATTAATTTTTTTAATTTATACATATCATTCATCTTATGTGCTAGCTCATATTCAATTGCTTCAATACGTTCTTCTACTTTCGCACCTTCTGATTCAGCAGTTAAACGTACACCTTGCAAATCACCACTGACCCAACGTTTTAATTCAGCTTTTGTTTTGTCTAAGTTGTAATCTAAGTATGCAATGTCTTCTTCTAATTCTTGATATACTTTCAGCCAGTTAAACAAAATGGTGCTTCACCTACTTTCAATTATTTATTTTTCATAACAATCATTGTAAAATAATAGAAAAATAGAGAGGAGATTTCCAAATGGAAAATCCAGCAAGTAAACTATATATTCTTTTAAAAGATGCTTACGATGATTGCAAGAACTTTAGGTCTATGGACACTTCTTTTAAGCGGACCTGGGCAAAGGTATTTGGAATTGATTCAAATGATACGTCGTCTTTGCTGACTTCAATGAATTCCATGCTCAACCTTTTTTTAGCTACTCAAGAATACATAAAAGGAAATGACAGGTTAAATAATGAGAGAAATTTAAAATTCCTACATAATATTGAATTAGCACTTTCTTCAATCAATTTTGAAGGCGATATGAGCACATTTAAAAGCCATATAGATAGTGAAACACTGACTGCATTATCTTTTATAAGCGATCATATGAATTTCATATATGATCTCCATGAAAATAGTGTTAACAGCGAAGAGATTATTAATTTAATTAGTGAAATTGATATTTTAATAGAAAACATAACTGACTGTACTCTCCCAGAAGATGTTAAGTCACTATTTTTTAAAAACTTGGACTCAATTAGGGCCTCCTTAATTTCTTATAAAATTTCTGGTATTGATGGGATGAAAACAGCACTAGAGCAAACTATTGGCTCATTATTTATAAATAATGAACATATTACACCGGTAGCCCAAGATGAAAATGTCAAAGGCATTTTTAATATTATTGATAAAATGAATACACTTTTATCCACTGGTGTGGCAGCTAAAGATTTAATCGCTCCTTTATTTAGTCTTTTACTTAAATAATCATAAGCCTTAATATTCAGGGAAACGATATATGTCGCTTCCCTTATTTTTATTCTCCAACTACAACCCAGGATATATATTTATTCAGCAATCTTTTCTCCATCAACAATTTTCAACTGACCAGGAGCAACTTCCGTTGTTCCATCCGGATTAACTTTGTAATCTACACCTTCATGCGGTTCCTCATAGAACTCATCAATCGACATTTGCGAAGGTTCAAGAATGATAGAAACATTTTCACCAGCAAACGGATAAAGCTTATTAATTTTATCTTTCGTATCACCTTTTACATTGAATTTAAGAACTGTTTTCTTGCTATCACGTTGAATAGAAACAAATTCAGCTCCAATCGGTTCACCTTCACTTTCTTCCACAGTTAGATGAACAATTGTACCTGGCATTTTTAATAGTTCATCAGCATGTGGCAATTCATCACTTAATACATGGAACATTAAAACTTCCTTTTTATCATCCTTTTGCATTTTCTTGAATAATACGTTCAATTTTACTTTTGTCATGGTATTAGCTCCTTTTGTATTAGATTGATATTAGAAGTAAAGTTTTCTCTTTATTTCTGTACGTTTCTAGCCTTAGAAAGTCTTTCAGCCGCTTTCTGTCTTTGCTCTTCTGTCATAACTCGTAAATTCTTCATTGTTACTTGTTTTTCTTGAAGAACACCCTTAACCGCTATCGGTCTACCATTCTCTTCTTCTAAGGTTTTAACTCACATAAATTAGTAAGTTTTCGAATGTGTTTAGGTACAGTAGAGTAAACACTCCACTGACCTGTACTATTATCAAAAACCATTGTTGTTTCTTGTTCTTCACGAGAATATGCCATATTCATTCGACACCTTTCGACAAATTTTAGACGCTTGTATATCCCTTCAAGTTGAGACAAAGATAATTCATAAAGTTGCAATCCCTCTGGTGTCTTGTAATATCCCATTTCTATCAACTTGAATTTGTAAAAATCTTTTTGTTGTTCTACATTTAAATTTTGTTCAATCATACATACCACCTTAAAACATTCCTGTTTTTAAATAATGCTTTGCTTGATAATAGAAACGGTGATAAATATTGTGACCAATCATAGTTTGGCTCATAGGAACAATTTCAAACTTATACTTGGCCTTAAAGCTTTCCAATCTACCTTTTAAAGCTTTTGGCTCATATCTACTTCGATATTTATGTTGAGCGATATTTCCATCAAATTTTGGATCTTCCACAAACAATACAAAATTGCTATCTTGTGAGCGAATTAATTCATTAATAAATGCTTGTTGCTTATCTTTTTGGAGATTCCCACAAATTTCATCAACTGAATTCTTACGTTCAACATAACTATTAAAATAAATATCTCGCATGATATTCATTTCCGGATTCGCCGGAATCATGAAAGAGTAATCACCAACATCTAACTTTTTAATTTTCATTGGTATATCCTTTTGTCTGAAATAATCAGTAATGTGCATCGAGCTTTTTTCACGACTATCCATAATTACCGTGAGGGTTTTAAGGATTTTATTTATTTCTGTATCTGTGTAATGAAAATGGATCATTCTTATGCTCCTTTCCTCGAATGTGTAACCGCACGTTCATATAGCTTTCTCGCCATTGCATTTGATTCATCATTTTCAAACAGACGATAATCTTCATAAATGTCTTTCCATCCGTTCTTAGCAAGTACAATCGTCCAGTCATAGAATAGTTGTAATGAATCAGCATCAGCAAGCAACCATTCATTTAATTTTTGGTTATGTTTCCAACCGGAAAACTGATAAAAAATTTTTAAAATCGTAACCTTTTCGTTGTTCGCATCCTTCCAGGACTTAAACCAGTCATCAATTCCTTTGAAGTTTTGTTCAGCATCTTGCATTACTTCCGCCGGAATTAAATTCTCTCTTGTTATTCCGATTCGATTATCACTTGGATCAAGATAGATATTTGCACCTGATTTCCAAATTGAACTTATGATTTCTAAAACTTGCAAATCTATCACCTCTGTTATCAAAAGTTACTTATAAGTGTTACTAAATAACATCGAAAATTAGCATGTGTTACTTTTAGTAACACGCTTCAACCTTAGAGCCACAAGGTATTGAGTCACCCGTGTTACTAATGTTACCTATTTTGATCATTAAGGCTCCTAATAGAATATATATATATATTTATTTTTTATTTATATATATTTTTAGTAACAAAAGTAACAAAAAGAGTATAAAAAGTGTCTTTAACCCTTGATACATAAGGGTTTTAAGTCATTTTAAATGTGTTACTTTTAGTAACACTTTCGCTATTTTTATCGAAATTCAGTAACTTTTGCTGTGTAAAAGTATTTTTTCGCTCTATTAAAGTAACACCTTTGATAAAATACTTATTTCTATTACCACGTTCTCTCTTTAATCCTTGTGATTCTAAGATTCTATAAAACGCTCGATTTTTTAATTGATGTTCACCATTTCTAAAACACCAATTGGCATAAACTTCATATAATTCTTTTGCTTCAATTTGAACATCTTCTCTTTTAAAGCAACATTCAAACATAAACGGGCCAAGTATATCCATTTCCTCTTTGTAATCACCTGTTGCTTTCATAACAATTGCCGGATCATTAAGTCCCGACTGCTGCCACTTCAAGCAACCCTCAATCGCCCACTTTAGAATACCTGGCATTTCCAGGCTTAATTTCTCTGGTAACTTCTTATCACGTTTTTCTTTTGGAAGTTGCAAATTGAATGGCACTAAACGGATACGTCTCCAAATCCCTTCATCGACACCTTTGATTACCGGCTTATGGTTTGTAGTGAAGAAGACTTTAAACTCTGGTATGAATTCGAAATACTCTTGTCTAAGGAAACGTGCCAATACTGGCTCACCACCTGTTATTTGCTTAACAAAAGCTTCTGATAGCTGTTCACCCTCTTCACTTTCGATTGCAGATACAAAGCGTGACCCTACTAATCTAGCGATATCATTATTTGCACCGGTTTCTTTCTTCTTGATGAAAGTATCTGACTTCGCTTGTTTTCCGTATTCCCCCGTGAGGTCCTTAATTGTATTAATAAAGGTTGATTTTCCGTTAGATCCACCACCAATCAAGAAGACCATTATTTGCTCTGTAATTTCTCCTGTTAGAGAATAACCAATCAATCGTTGCATGTACTCCACCAGTTCTTGATCACCTTGGAAAATTTGATCCAAGAAGTTAAGCCATTCTGGACATCTTGCATTTTCATCAAATGAAATATTAGTAATTTTAGTTAAACCAAGTTCCCGATCATGTTGCTGCAATTTTCCTGTTTTTAAATCAACAATGCCATTTTCAACATTGAATAAATATTTATGTCTATCAAAATCTTCACGTTCTCCTGGTACTAACGGCATTAAATCTTTAATACTATTCATTCGAATGTTTCTACGTTCACACATCCAGGCCCATTTCATTTCAGATTCATCTTCTGACTTATAAAGACTGCGAAGTACCTTTGCTGTAATTCTTTCAATCTCTTTTTTCGTGTCCAATTTCCACCGTTTTCTGTCCCAGATGTACCAACCAATGTCGCTAACGTATTTGATCACATGCCCATATTCATATGCAATACGTTCAGCATTACCGAGTTCTGTTAAACGGAATTTCTTTTTCTGTTTTTCCTCCACAACCTCAACTGCATCACCAGCATGGAAATCAAAAGAAAATTCTTTGAATTGTTCCTTGTTATCTAATATAGTTGTGGAAGTAGAGGAAATGGCCGTTGCTATCGTTCTTTCACCATAGGTTTCATTTGTATCTCTGAAATGAATAACGTCCCATTTATCACGCATCAAGTTACTTTCACGGAACATTGAATCCATTCGAGTTGCTGATTTGCCTGTCCAAAATGCTAGATGGTTACATAAAGCAAGATCACTTGCTGAATGATCATCATTGATTAAGCTGCCATTGAATAATGATTTGATTTCATCACCATTTTTACTGCGAAACATTCTTTCCCATAAAGCATCGTTTGAAATTTTAATTTCATCTTTTTCAAATTCCGCTAAATTTACACGCCCTTGAATGTCACTATCATCAAAATATTTTTCGAATACTTCAGCTAGTTCATCCGTACGTTCATATACATCATTGGAATTCTCACGATTCCCAGTGAATGAGAAATAGCGTCCGTATGAATAAATCTCTAAACCGTGTTTTGTATTCTTCCTTCCAGTACCTAAAACAGATTGTGGAAGACCACCCTTGATAATGATGTGAATCCCATTCCCTGATGGCGAAAACTCCGTATAACTATCTAATGTATCGATAATTTCTGTTGAGAATGCATTTGTTTTTCCGTCAACAACACACTTATCGATATCTATTCCGATATAATTATCCTGCCTACTAAACACAAACCCTATGCCGTCATAGTCACCTTCTAAATAGAATTTGACTGCTGTTGCAAACGTTGACCAGGTACGTCTATTATTTGCCTGTGCCATTTCGCCATCTACTTGATACGGTACTTTTGTTGGTTTCCCATTTCTTTTTTCCTTACGCCATAAGATCCATTGCGGAAGGGCTTTTAACTCAGTAGGAATTTCATTAAAATTGTATGGATTTTCTTTCATTTCGCCCTCCAATTAGCTTTTTAGGGTATAAAAAAGAGAAGTCGGCAAAACCAACCTCTCTATTTAATTATTTAGAATGGTAAATCTTCATCACCAACAGTAACTGGTGCACTTGTTTGCATTGGTGGATTCACCTTTGAAACGCTATAACTTGATACTTTTGGGAATACACGCCCATCATCTTTTTTATCGTGATTTATATAAACATTTAAGGTTTTATTGAAAACGTCTTTCGCCATTTGCTCCACTGTTGCGGGGTCGTAGTTTTTAGGCATTCCGCAAGCTAAGAAAAATGATTTAGCGATGCCCCGAGCTGTTGGATGTTCAAAAGTAAATGTTGTATATCGAACTTTTTGACCCTGATAATCTTGCGGAACATCTGAACGAATTTCAAAATCCACTGTTAATTTAGGTTTCTTGTTTTGTGTTAAATCACTTACTGCATTTAATACAACTACTTCATAATTACCTACTTCAATTAATGAAAATCCTTTTACTTCTTCTACTTCATCCATTTTGAAAAATGACATATTAATCTCTCCCTGTTCTTTGTTTTATTTTAGTTTGTTGATACCACTATTAATTCTTCTTGCACACAGCCTTGACGTGCATCTAGATGATTCTTAGCATAAACACTTTGGTCACCTTCTAAGATGAACCCTCGTGTACCATCTGCTTTTTTGACTAATCGTCCAACAACATGAACGATTCCCATAATGTGATTAACGATTTTATCCCGGATATCTGGAATGAATTGTGTATATTGCTGACCATCATCATGAATGATAGTTCTTGTTGTCTCCCAAGCTGTGAAAATAACATTTGCATCTAATGAATTAAATGTTTCTACCAACTTTAAAAGGTGGTTATCTAGTAAAGCGTAGTCCTTTAATTCCGGCATACCGCTTTTTGTCTTTTCACCTTTTTTAAGCAACCATAACTTTTGGTAATGTGTTAAGTTATCGACAAAGATATTGTCGTATTTGCCATTATTCGCTTTTGCGAGTGCGTAAAACTGTAGGATGCTATCATGTGGGTTCTCACCATCAATTTTAGCTACATCTACATTGTCGTAACCCGATAACACTTGGCTTGTCCCATCGATATCAAACACCAATGTTTTTCCTGGTAATAATCTAGCAACCGTTGTTTTTCCGTTACCTGGTTTTGAATAGGCAATTATTTTTGCTTTTTTACTTTTCGTAATTTGAGCACCGTTTGTGATTTCCATTTCATTTATACCTCCACACTATAAGAAATAGATTCAGGTTTAATCTTCACCCCTGGAACAATTTGACCATCCTCATCCACAACCACTTTTTCACCACTGATTTCTACAATTTTGAATTTCTTTTTCAAGTCACCCCATTTCACTTCTGTCTTTAAGCAATCATCAAGCTCATTTTCAATAGCATATTGAAGTAGCTGTTCTTTATCATTTTGTTCCGGTGTTTCCTTACTCTTACGAGTTTTGGATTTACCGTATGGTGTACTAATTGTTTTCTGCTTTGGATCCGTGGCAAGTTGTTCCGCATGGTAACGTCTGATATGGCTTTCAAAGAAACTAATGCTATCGTGGATAGGCTTTAATTCTTTTTGCTCCCATTGCGCAATACGGTCACGTTCAACATTTGCTAACGTTGTGACTTTCTTTTCTTCTGCTTTAAGTGCAGTCAATTTACGAAATGCCCAGTTAAGGCTTTCCAAATCACTAATTTCAAATTTCCGCTCCGCATCTTGTAATTCATCAACTTCCGCTAATTCAATTGCTTGTAATGAGTTCATTGATATTACCTCCAAATATATTTTTAATTTCTTCTTCAGTGTGAAGGGAAAAATACGTTAAACCGCTTTTTGTAAAAGTAGCTTCAAAAGGATATTCATCACAATTACGCTTTACTATTTCAAGACTCCCTTTTTCGTTCAGAAGTTTTTCAAATAGCTGATACTTTACATGTATTCGATTATGATAGACACCTAAAATGCCACTTTCCTGTGCTAAACGTACAGCTTGTACACATTTTTCAATATCATTAATCATTTTGTAACACTTCATAATCCACAGTTTTTCTAACGAATACACCACCATATTGGAAAGATAATTCCTTCGCTGTATCGTAATCAAATTCCGTAGCATCATTTATATTTTTAGAGAAGTTTGTAATAAACAGACCATTAGCGACAAATAATTTCCCTACCATTACCAAATATGAAGTTTTCACTTCTAATTGTTCATTCATTCCAATCACTCCTTTACTTACTGGAATTTGATGTTATAATGACTTTGAATTTTGTTTTTCTAAATCACCTGTTGGCGCAGGTGGTTTTTTATTGTGCTTGAAAGCATTCAACCTGATGACGTTCGATTAAGTACGTCTTCAAGTTATGTTCACGGACAACATGTTCATCAAACACAAAGTATGTTTCATTACTTAAAATTTCATCACCATAAAAATCTTCAATTGGATGATCGGTTACCTTCTCCACTTAACACACCTCCTTTCGAGCAGAAACCTTACGGTTCATTTCATATAACTTTTGTTTTACTTCTAATTCCATAGCAATCATTACCACTGGATTATCACGCATTTCAGCACACTCTTTTCTTACTTGAGCAGCTGTCATTAATTTGCTTGCTGATAAAACACCATTCATGATTTTTCACCCCATTTCATTTATTTTCGATAAATAACGACTTCATTTTTCGACATTTTAGAACCAAAAAAATAAAGCCCTTATTTATCAATGTATTAGTTGTTCCTTTATCCACATAAGTAAAAAGTATTCCGTTTCTACTGCCGGGAAGTACCACTTCCCACCTATTTTGTATTTCGGAAAACGTTCATCATAGAAAAACTTCTCTTTTATGGTATTTTCACTCATACTTGCTTGTTTGCAGAGTTCTTTCATATCCCATAAAGTTTTTCTTCGCTCAATTTGATCTAATCTTTTTTTCAACTCTTCTAAAAAACGTTTCTCAATGACTTCGTTATCTAGTTGAATATTAAGCATATTTTCACCTTCTTCTCATCAAAAAAATTTGACATTTTCAGCTCCAAAAAAAGTGAGGATTTGTCCTCGAAATTTAATTCACTTTATTCTCTTCATAATCAAAAAGATATTCTAAGTTATGTTCTGGAAAAAAATTTTTTTTAATTTCAAGAGCTTCATCATAATAAAAGCGAAACTTTCCATTTATTTTGTCACTCACTGTCGCGTGACGAAGGTTAAGATGCGAAGACAATTCGGTGATCATTATGCCTTTTCTCGCCATCTCTGCACGCAAATTCGGATACATTCTCTCACCACCCAACTCTTTTGTACGATATTGCGTTCATTTCCATTTCAATATAAACGCTATTTCGTACAAAGTCAACGGAAAAACGAAAAAAAATACTCATTTTCGTATGTATTTCTATTTACATACATATTCAGTTACGTTATGATGTAAACAAATATACGAAATATCGTATACATTATAATTTGAAAGGTGGTGAAATTAATGGAAAAAGCTGAAATTGTAAAACGCTTGATAAAGGAAGCTGGTTATAGTAAAAGAGCTTTCGCAGAGAAAATTGGACTCCCCCCCACTACATTGCAATCAATGCTATCAAGAGGAATAGGAAAAGCATCTGTTGATAATGTAATCAAGGTCTGCAAAGGGTTAGGAATTACTACTGATGATTTAGAGGAATTAGCAAACCATAATAATGGTACGATCAATGAAGAAGCAACTATATATGAAACAATCCGAAACGATCAATCCAATATTACGTACATTCCTATAATTGGTTCTGTTGCTGCTGGTATGCCGATACTAGCTGAGGAAAATATTGAAGGTTATTTACCGATGCTTTCTACGTTTTTGAATAAGCGTAAAACATATTTTTACCTTACAGTTACAGGTACTAGTATGAATCTTGAATTCCCGGATGGTTCTTATGTTCTTGTGGAAAAAACACCTTTTGTAGAAAATGGACAAATTGCAGTGGTAAAAGTCAATGGATATGATGCAACCGTGAAAAAGATTTCAAAGTCAGGAAATATCATCACTTTAATTCCACTAAGTAATGATCCAATTCACGAACCACAAACTTATGATCTTTCAACAGATGATATAAAGATCATTGGTCGTGTGGTACAAGCAGTAAAAAATTATTAAATTTCTAGCGCTAGCAATTTAACTTTTAGAGAGTAGGCGACGGTCTACTCTTTTTAAACAAAATAAGAAAGGTGTTTTCAATATGGCTACTTTCCATAAGTACAAAAAAAAGGGATCCAATAAAGATTTTTGGGAATACCGCATCTATTATCAGGATCCAATCACACGAAAAAACAAAGAAAAATCAAAGAAAGGTTTTATTAGTAAAGTAGAAGCAAAATTAGCTGCAGAAGAAATGGAAAGACAACTACGTGAAGGTCATAATCCAACTAATGAATCTTTGAAGTCATATCTTGAAACATGGTTGAATGAATATAAAAAAGGAACAGTGGCAAAGAATACATTTTCTCTACACCAAAACAGTGTTAAAAACCACATTGTTCCTTATTTCAATAACATTCTTTTAAAAGATGTTAAACCTGTTCTATACCAAAAGTTTATTAATAATTTAACTGAAGAAGGTTATAGTAGACGGACTGTTGAAATTGTTCATGGAACTATGTATAACGCTATGAAGAAAGCAATAATTCTAGAAAAAATTTCAAAGAATCCTTGTGATGGAGTTGAAATTAAAATCAAAAAGAAGGATCCAGTAATACAGTTTATAGAATCAGAATACATTTCTAGCTTTTTACAAGAAGCTTATAAATATGATTATATCTACTGGATATTCTATAAAACATTAATTGAGACTGGAATGCGTAAAGGAGAAGCTGCTGCATTACAATGGACTGATGTGGACTTAAAAGAAAAAACTATCAATATTAACAAGTCGTTAGATTTCCGAGAAGCAACTAAGAATCCAAATATGATGTTTGGGGACACAAAAAATTATAATTCAAAACGAATTATTACAATTAGTCAAGGTCTTGCAAATGACCTACATTTTCATCAGAAATACCAAAACCAGAATAAGCTAGCTTTAAATGATAATTATCACTTTAATCTAAATTTAGTCCTCTGCAGAAATGATGGTAACTATATGCCAAAGTCGAGCCTTTTTAATTCATTCTCTAGAATTTTAAAGAAAGTGAATCTGCCACCTTTACCAATTCATTCATTAAGACATACACACGCAGTACTTCAACTTGAAGCTGGTGTCAGCATGAAATATTTACAAGAACGTCTTGGACATGGTAGTATGCAAATTACATCTGATGTTTATTCACACATCAGTAAAAAATTAGATAAAGAAGCAATGAATAAATTCGAGGAACACATGAGAAATGTCCTTGAATAA